CTCTGAGGTGCGTGCCGGCCACTCACGGTGGCGGGTCGATGGACAAAGTGGGCAGACGCGCCACATGGGCGCACCGTCTCTGATGCGCCCATCTACCGAGGAGAACTAGCGAGCCTCGCCGATCGAAACCGGCGAGGCTCGGTGGCCCTACTCCGCTGCCGTCACTGCAACGAGCCGGTCGGTGACCTGTGCGATCACCAACCAGTCCGACACCTTGCCAGACTTCGTGGCGACCTTGATCGCCTGTCCCGCCTTGACCTTCCCGACGCTGTTCAGGGTGACGAGCCGGACCTCCTCGGTTTCAGCCTTGAGGCTGAAGTGAGCATCGGCTCCACCTTGCTTCGCCTTCGTCGCTTTCGTCGGAGTCGGCTCATCTCCTACTGCGCCCTGTACTGCTGCGGCGACCATTGCCGCCACCTTCTCTAGATCTGCTGTCGTGAGTGCCATTGTCGTTGCTCCTGTCGTTGTGGCTCGGGGCGTCTCCCCTAGCCGTTGTTGCCATGATCCCTGTCGTGACTTGCCCAGGAGGCGTTGTTCTGCCGCTGGGAACCCTGTGGTGGGGGGTTGACCAGGACTATGCCGTCAGCCCTTTAGGGAGAGCCCGGCAGAGAGTGCAGCGCCCATCAGGGTGTGTCGGTCGACCCCTGACACGCTGATGTGGTGCCACCCTGTCCCTGAGCTGGTGAGGTAGACCGGCGGGGTCTGCCCTAGCCTCGCCTTCAACTCGGCGGCGAGGTCGTTCGCCAGGTCGATGGCGTCGTAGTAGGACTTGCGGACCTCGATGGTGAGATCACCTGTTGGCGTTCTGGGCATGACCCGCTCTCCTACCGATTGGGCCACCCCGGTCCTGCTGAGCGCCTCGTCCATCCTGTCGTAGAGGTCTTGCTTGACCATGTGCCTTGCTCCCTTCTGGACCGGCATCTCCGGTCGGTTGCCACGCTCCCATCCGTGACGTGCCCTGGCGGTGGTGGAGTGGAGGAGCAGCCACCCCACCACCGCCGTCCAGGGACTATGCCCAGTCGTAGGTGCCTTCGAGGTAGCCCTCGGGCTGGGACGAGTCCTCGATGGCCCCGAGCCGCTTGCGTAGGGATTCCATCGAGTCGAGCGCCACTCGGACGCTCCCCTCCAGGACCTCCATGCGGTCGGACACCTTGCCTACCTCGAAGTCGAGGCTGGAGATGTCACCTCGCATCATGCGCTCGGTGTCGCTGAGGTCTTGCTCGACGGCGCCGAGAGCGTTCTCCATGCGCTCGGCGATGACCTCTGCCTGGCTCTCCAGGGTGTCGATGTGGTGTACCAGGGCTCGTGTCGTCTCGATGTTCATGTCAGTGTTCCTCTCGATAGTGCTGATAGCAGGTGGATGGTGAAGTAGGTGATGGTCACGAAGGCCAGGAATAGGACGCGCTCGGCGAACGTCAACCGCTGGGGGTGTAGGACGACGAAGGCCACGAGAGCCACGATGGCCCCGATGATGGCCCCCTCGACGACGCCGTACACCATCAGCCGGAGCCGGAGCCGGAGCCGGAGCCGGTGCCGGAGCCGGTGCCGGAGCCGGTGCCGGAGCCGTAGCCGGAGCCGTCGCCGGAGCCGGAGCTGAAGCCGTAGCCGGAGCCGTCGCCGGTGCCGGTGCCGGAGCCGGAGCCGGAGCCGTAGCCGGAGCCGGAGCTGAAGCCGTAGCCGTGGCCGTAGCCGTAGCCGTAGTCGTAGCCGGTCATTCCGACCACTCCTCGACGCTGGCGATCGACTGGACCGCCACGGTGGTCATCGGGATCACTTCACACACCCCGAGTACCTCGATGGATGGGACAGCGACCGGGAACTTGCAAGCCGTCGGCTTGGTCGTCCCTTCGGTTGCCAGTTGGCTGAGAGTGGCGGCACCCTCCCACCACCAGATGCGCCGGGCATCGGCGAGGGTCACGACGTCGCCGTCTCGACCTCGGAACCGACCGGCGAACACTCCGGCGTCCCTCGACCGGACCATCACCCACTCGTCGTCCAGCTCTGCCTTCGGGGTGTAGACCACACCGTCAATCATCACTTCTTGCTTCATCGCTGTTCTCCTTCTGGTTCTTCTTCGGGTTCGTCGTCGTCGTCGTCGTAGAGCGAGTAGGCCACGGCAGCCAGGTTCATGGCCGCGTATCCGGCCCAGAGCAGCGCCGAAGGGGTGTCGATCGGCACATCACCCGACCTCCACGACGCCGTCGAGGTTCTCAAGTTCCTCGATGATGTAGCGGCGCAGGCCCTCCTCGGTCCGCTCGTTGGGGTCGAAGTCGATCGTCAGGGTGATGACGGTGGACTCGGTGTCGTGGAGTGGTTCGTAGCCGAGCAGGTCGCGGATCTCGTTGACGACCTGCTTCTGCTCCTCGTCGTAGTCGCTCCACCCCTCGGTGGTGCTCTCCTCGACGCTTGTGATTCTCGTCAGGAGCCTCTCCTCCAGCCGAGCGGCTCTCTCGATCTGGCCCTCCAGTTCGGTGATCCTCTGGTGGGCTTCCATCCCTATGGCTGGTGTGTCGGTCATCGCCTGTCTCCCTTCGTTGCTCTCATCGCCTCGGCGATGGTGCCGTACATGGTGACATCGTGGGCCAGGATGGCCTCGGTGAACTCCCTTCGTTGGTGCTCCATGAGCCCTTCATCGCCGGTGTAGGTGTATCCCTGGTCGGTGATGTAGACGTGGGGTGGCTTCTGTCGGAGCAGCCACTCCACCGCTGGGCCGTCGACGACGTTTCCTCCTTCGGGGCAGTAGTGCTCGACGTCGGATACCCGACCCTGGTCGGCCACGACGGTGAGCGTGCCGTGACGTCCCTCGCCGCTGTATGCGGCGATCTTCCCTGCCGGGTAGAGCGCTGCCATCTCCAGGACATCTCCGGGGGTCAGACCCATCGACCCTGATGCGTCGATGAGCACCGTACCCACGTCCCTCGGAACGCGGCGACCGAAGATGGCGCCGTCGATGGCGTAGCGAGCCCAGCGGTAGGGGACCGAGCCCTCGGCGACCGGCCGCTTCACCCTGGCCCGCCGTCGGGGATGGACCAGGGGTGGTGTGACGACCCTCATGCGGCCCCACTCTCCCTCACCGGGGCCCTCGGGTATGCGGCGTGGGGTTGTCCCCTCACCTTCCTCGTCACCTTCCTCCTCGGTCCGCTCCAGCAGCTCCCTGAGCTGTCGGATGTAGTCGTCGATCTGACGCATCGTGTAGAACACGTTGCCGGGCCGGGTGGCCTGGTCGAAGTAGTCGGCGTGGAGGACTTCGACCATCTGGGTGAGGATCTCAGTGACATCGCGCTCCCTGGCCCCGGTGACCGTACAGAACCGACCGATCCACACCCCGATGGAGTCCTCGTCGCGATGCACCACCGCAGCACAGCCCGCCGCCGTGGCGATAGCCGGATCGTCGGTACCCCACCCGATGGAATGATCCGCGCCTCCTGGCTCACCGAGTTCGTAGTGACCGACGCTCGCAGCGAGGGTGACGTCCCTCGCTGCCCTCGCCACCACCCGGTGGGAGTCACTATTGTCGAAGATGTACTCGTCGGTGAGCCCCTTCTTCGCTGCGACCAGGACCTCCATGCGGCGGTCTGCGGCACAGGAGTAGGCCCCGGTCGTGCTGAGGCTCACCCCGAACGTCGGTGCTCCCCGAGCGGCTACGGGGCCTCCGGCTGGGATCTGGACGAAGGTCGCCTGCTTCATACCATCCCCTCTCCCTCGACGTTGTCGTCCACCCTCATCGCGTCGGCGATGCCGGAGGCTCGCTGTTCGCCGAGCACCGTGTTCAGGGCTTCCTCCAGCCCGACCCCGACGTCTCGTAGGCGCTTGACCATGAACCAGCGGCGGATGTCCACCCGGTCGCTGGAGGTCGACGCGACGGTGGCCGCCACCACCGGGGCCATGTCGGAGGGGAAGTGGTTCAGCACCGAGGGGTCGGGGCTGACGACGGGGAACTCCACGAAGCGGGACTGGATCGCCTCTCTCATGTAGTGCAGCGCCGAGTTCGTGGTCGCCACGATCTCGATGTTGGCCGACCCCACGATGGTGTCTCCGTTGGGCAGGGTGATGGTGCCCAACGATCCCTCCAAGATGACGTGGAGCAGGTCCATGACATCAGGTCCGGCGTGGTCGATCTCCTGGAGGATGAGTCGGCCGCCGTAGCGGAAGATCGCCGAGGCGGGGCCGTCCTGCCACACGAAGTCCCCGCCCTTGGGGATGTAGTGCCCCCTCAGCTCGGCGGCAGGTGTCTCGTCGGTCAGGGTGATGTCGGCCGGTCGGTTGACCTGGGGGTCGACCGTCTTGGTGGCCAGGGTCCGGGCGAGGTGGCTCTTGCCTGTCCCCGGAGGACCGGAGAGCAGGACGGGAATCCCGGCCTCCAGTGCGTTGGTGACCCGACGGCCCAGATCGTTCCAGTTGTTGGCCAGGGTGGTGACGTGTGACTCCATTACAGGTTCTCCTCTGTGTCGAAGGTGATGTGATCCGGTGCTGCCATGTGGGAGAGCCACTCGGTGACCGACTCCTCGATGATCCTCACTGCCTCGGGGCTGCCCAGCTCAGGTATGTGGACGGCTGCCACTCCCATGAGTCCGCCCGTCAACGCCTTGGTGCTTTCGATCCCGTTGCGCAGGTGGGCAGCGGCGGCCTCCAGGGCTTCGACCATCCCAACCAGCCGGTTGATGGTGGTCTTGAGGAGGTCCAGGTCGTCGTTCGCCATGACCTCGACGTAGCCATCGAGGGTTCCCTCGATGGGTGCGACGGCAGCCTCCAGCGCCTCCACCAGCAGGGTGTACGACGCCATGAACGTCGCCTTGTCCTTCTCGGGCTCGACGAGCAGGCGCTTGTTGCAGTCCACTGCCACCGCCGAGAACAGCTCCTTATAGGTCAGATCCTTCGGTATGTTCATCTCCTTGCTCCCTTCTCCCCTAGCGGGCCTTCCGCTGTGGGACGTCACCATCCCAGGCGTGACTTGACCAGGGCCGGGCGTGTGCGATCGCGGTGCGCTCTCTGTGATCCCGACTCGGAAGATGCCCGCCGCTCTGCCCGAACGTGTGTTCGGTCGGGGTGGGCGAACGTGTGTTCGGTGGGCTGCGTTTCCCCAGGTCAGCGCCGGTTTCCGGTCGGGGCTTGACACGGCGTGGTACGTTGGTGGCACCCCGTTGTCCACCCGTCCACCCACCCGTCCACCCACCGTCTTACCCAACCACAACGAAGGGAGTCTACTTGCACACGGACAAGGACTTCATCACACAGGTGATCGAGCTGACGAAGGCCGCCGAAGCCAAGGATTGGGAGGCCCTCTACCTGGAGGTCGAAGCGGCGGTGCCGTCGGAGAGCCGCGAGATCATCGAGTTCATCGGCGTGCTCGTCATCTGGGCATCCATCCTGATGCGCCATCTCGCCAAGCACAGGGACATCCCTGCCGCCGAGGTCATGGACCAGGTGGCAGCCGCTTTCAGAAAGGAGGAATGACTCATGGAGATCGAGTTCGTCACACCGAAGGAACGGTTCTCCTGGCCCGAGGTCCTCGCCCAGTTGAACTCCCGACCGGGTGAGTGGGGGATCGTCCGCACCTCTGCAACCATCAACGCAGCCGCCTCGACGAGGGTGTATCTCCGCCGCTCCTACGGCAAGGACTACGAGTTCCGCACATCAGGGCGGGACGTGTTGGCTCGCAGGAAGCTGTGAGCAGAAAGGACGCCTCCGTGTCCGACTACGCACACCCCCAGGACCTCGATGCCGATACCTTGATGTGTCGCACCGTGGCCCATCAGTGGGACGAGTTCACACCCATCAACAAGCGCCCTCCCTCCTTCGGGTGGCGGATGTCCTTCCGCTGCCTGAGATGTGGGGCCGAGCGCCACGACATCTACGACTCCTTCGGGGACGTGGCCTCCCGCCAGTACGTCTACGGCCCGTCGTGGGTGAAGCTCGACAAGGAGGTCCGGCGCCACGATCTGAGGGTGAACCTCCACAGCAGACGCCGGGTCTTGGCCCGACGCAGCAAGCGGAAGAAGGTGGTCGCATGAAGACCCAATGGACTGTCGGCGGTAGGGTCCGAGCGGGCCAGACCGTCGTGGTCGAACCCGATCGCCTCCTCACCGTCGCACGGATCACCCAGGGCCAGGGGCGACCGCCGCGGCGAGGTCCCAACGTCGTGCTCTGGCCATCGAGCGGGCCTCCTGGTCACATGGTCAACTCGATGGACCCCGTTCGAGTAGTTGCCGATGTACGGCCCGCCAATCCATCCTCGGGGTAGGGCGGGCCCGCTCGGTGAGCCTGCCCCAGCGTTCTTCGCCGATCCACCCCTTCCACTCGTCGGGGTGGGCGGTGAAGTGCGAATGGCATGGACCGCAGAGGCACACCCCGTTGTCGAGGTCGCAGCGGGTGGCGCTGTAGCGCCTGCTCACGATGTGGGCGCACTCAAGCGGCTCCGAGGCTGCGCCGCAGTGTTCGCATCTACCCCTAGCCCTGACCAGCCGGGAGTGGAGGGCGGTCGCCTTCTCCTTCCACCTATCCATGAGAGGAACCTAGATGACCGACCCAACCACCATCACCACAAGGGAGACACCATGACTGTCATTGACCGGACTGCCATCACAGAATGGTTGGACAGCCACGAGCTGGTGCACGGGATCGGCACCGCAGAGGCTGCCTGTTCGATCTCGGCGATCAACCTGGCGTTGACCGGCAGCCTGACTGACGCCGATCCGTCAGAGTGCATGTCGCCCGTGATCCAGTCGTGGGTGGTCGGAGTTCAGGATTCGATGCCTGTCGGGATGATGGCTCGTGACGATGAGCACGGCCGCCGGTGGCGGCAGGCTCTCCCGCTGGTGGCCGGGAGTCGTGATCCTGGCCGGGAGCAGGATCGGCTCGATCTGATTCTCGTCTGGATGTGGGGTCGGTTGGGCGACGGGTGGGAGGCGTGGGTGCCGCCCGAGGCGCATGATGCGTGGCGCACCATGCTGTCCGAACGGACCGAGCAAGCCTCCGGCGCCGCCGCCGTAGCCGCCCGCGCCACCGCCGCCGCCGTAGCCGCCCGCGCCACCGCCTCCGCCGCCTCCGCCGCCGGCGCCGACTACCCCGCCGCCCGCGCCGCCGCCCGCGCCGCCTCCGCCGCCGCCGCCGACTGCGCCGCCGCCCGCGCCGCCGCCGCCGCCGGCGCCGACTACGCCGCCGCCTGCTCCACCGCCACCGCCGCCGCCGATTGGTGGGGGCGGGCCGATCCGGCCGCACTGCTCACACTTCTCGTCCGATGAGCGTCGTCACCAACTTCGAGGGCTGGTTTCCCGACCGAGCCGAGCATCGCACCCTCGGGCCGACATCTTTTGGCGGTGTACCGATCCGGCCAACCTGTTGACCGCACTCGTGGCCACCGGAGATAGTGACCCAAACCAGAAATAAACACTAGGGAACCATCATGACCACAACCCAAGACCACACTTGCTGTGCATGCAATAAGAACGCAATAGACCTGGCCGAGTTCGTCAAGATCTGTGACCGGCTCGACGACAGGCTCAGAATGGTCGAGATCTCGGTCATGCTTTTCCGTGAGCGGCTCGACACCCGCCTCATGGCGGCCGAGATGCTGGGTTCGCTGCTCCGGGAGCGGATCGAGGATCTGGAATCGGGAATAGGAAATAACCCACCCTCCAATTAGTAAGATTCACCATCAATTCGCCAAATGGGACGCTCGACCTCGCCGACCGTGTACGCATCGACGAACGACCCTTTACGAAGGAGGATCTATGAGCAACCCCGAGGAGAGCCTGAACCGGCGTCGGGTCCGCAAGGGCGCCCGATGGCTGGATGAACACATGCCGAACTGGTACGACCTCGTCGTCATCGGGTCGCTGGACATGAGCCGCAGATGTAGCTGCGTGCTCGGCCAGATCACCGGCGACTACAACTATGTGGTGGACGCCGAAGTGCCAACGAATCTCCTGCCTCCGCTGGTCGACCGCACGGCCGTGACTCACGGCTTCGACGCCGACTCCGGCGACTACGACCTACTGGAGGACCTGTGGGTCAGGGAGATCGCCACTCGCCGAGAGGGGGCCGAGGATGACCGATGACAAAGACGCCAACTTCCACGGCTGGTTCCCCGAGATCAACGAGCATCGCACCCTCGGCCCGCACCGTGCATCGTGTAGTGGGTGCGGCCAGTACTGCTACCCCTCCAGCCCCTGCTACTGCTGCGGCGAGCCGCTGTATGAGCTGCGCGTGGCCCATCTGGAGAACATCGTCGCCTCCTTCGACGCCGGGCGGCGAGCCGACCCGACCGAGGAGGAATCCGATGCGTGACTACCAGGAATGGGTCGACCGCTATACCGGGGCATGGGTCCCCGAGACGCCTGCCGTGCTGATCGCCCACCGGGAAGAAGATCGACCAGCCGTGTTCCTGGTCAAGGACGGCAGCGAGGAGGCCGTCCACCTGATGACCGTCCTGCCCTGGCTGGACCCCATCGGTGTGACCTACATCTCGGAGGGCTACCTCACCGTCACACCACATAGGGAGCTGCCCGACGTTCGTCCATCCCTGGACCCGTCCTCCATCGAGGTCGTGACCGCGATCCACTGGGACGGCGAGCGCCTCTACAACTCGATGCGTCCCCTGATCCGCGGAGACGACGGAGTCCAGGAGGTGGGCTCGCTCATCCATCGAGACGGCGGTGGTGCTGGCGGGCTCATCGCCGACGGGCTGGCTGCGTCGATGGTCAAGGTCGAAGTGCCCACCGAGAAGTACATGAGGGCCGTGAGCCAGCACACCTACGCATCGGAGATGTGATGACAGCACAGCAGGCCACGGTCCTCATCTCCCAGGCGTTCGATGCCATCAGCGGCGAGCCAGCCCTGACCAACGAGGACCAGGAGATCCTGGCTCGGGCTCAGGGGGCGCTGGCTGAGGCGCACCGGCTGCTCCTGGCCTACCACACCCTCCCGGTGGCGGGGGAGTTCGAGCTGGCCCGACGGAGAGAGAAGTTCGACAACCCCCCAGAGGAGGAGGCGTGAACAGATCCATCCAGCCCTACCGCGTCACCTTCAACCTCGTCCCGCTCCAGGGTGGGCGGCGGCGACGGGCCTGGCAACTGACGATGAGCACCGACACTGGGGCGAGCGAGGTGGTCGTCATACGTGAGAAGGACACCGTAAACGTGGATCTCACGGTGGCGATCGAGGACGCAGTTCATAGAGAGCTGGCGGTCCGAGCGGGGCTGGGATTGCCGGTGCTCGATCTGGACTGTGCTGCTCTCTACGACGACCTGGACCGGCTCCGCGGCCCGATCGAGGAGGAACAGCGATGAGCGATCTCGCACCGTTTACCAACTACATCTGCCCGAACGGTAGGGGCGTAGCACACCTCACACTATGGACCGGTGCCTACCTGGTTCCGAAGCCTGGAGATGGCATCTGCATCTGCGGCGAGGTGATGGTCGATGAGGCGAGCACCGCAGATGGCTGGCGCTATCGGTTGGAGTGGGAGTCGGTCGACCCGCATGAAGCGGCTGCGTTGGAGAAGGAATATGGGAGCGGGATCTGGCAGAGATTGGCAGCAGGCCAGTGGGACGCTTTGTCGTGGCACCCCGTAAGCCGGGAGCATGGTGTACCCGGCTCCATCCATCAGCAGTTCTTGAACTTGAAGGCTTGGGCCGAGAGCCATGAGCAACCAGTCCGCAACGTGCGGCTTCTTCGCTCCGCAGCGCAGTCGTGGGCAGTTGTTGATACCAGCATGGAGGAGCAGCGATGAGTGATGACAAGGTACGAATGACGTGCCCTTGTGGAGCGACGTGGGAAGGACCACGGCGCTACACCGACGTCGCACGGTACGAGTGGTCGGCAGCGCACTGCGACCACACAAGAGAATCAATCCATCAACCAAAGGGAGACAGGACATGTGGAAGCACTACGAACTGACGATGGACGTCGACACGCTGGTGGGGGGCATCCCCCGCCATCCCGAGATCGTGCGGCGGTGGCAGGAGGCCCGTTGGCCTGCTGAGTCGAAGATCGGTCCTGACGACCCGGCTGATCCCGAGGCGGCGGCTGAGGCGACGATCGCCGATCTCGGGTCGCAGGCCATCGCCGCTGACGAGGCCGTGTCGGGACTGTGGACCGGGTTCGTCGAGGACGACGGCCAGCTCTGCATCGAGAACCGCAACGTCAAGGCGATGCTCAAAGAGAGTGCCAACATCTTGAAGTCGATCGTCGGCAAGAAGGCCGGGAAGCCTCAGCCACTGCGTGCCCGGCTCGCTGAGCGGGTGTTCGTGTCGCCTCGGATGATTCCGTTGGGTCGTGCGACACCGGACGAGACGACGGAACGGGCGATCCATGTGATGACAGCTCAGGGTCCGCGGACGGCGTTGAAGCGGACGGATGTGTGTCGCAAGGTGACTGTCTCCTGTCGTCTGAAGGTGCTTGACGATGGGGTGATCTCGACCGAGATTCTGGAGGCGTTGTTGGAGCACGGCGCAGAGAACGGTTTGGGTACGGACCGATCGACCGGGGCGGGCACATTCACATGGGTGCTGACGGAGGTGGGCGACTGACCGTCAACGACAAACCTAGCCGCTCCGTCCCGCCCCGTCATCGACTTGCCCGGCCTCACCGCCCCGTCATCGACGCACCCGACCACGCCTTCCCGTCATCGACTCACCGAACCGGTCCACCCCGTCATCGACGGTCCTATTCGTAACGGCTACACGGGGGGCAGCCAGTGTCAGTCCATGACTGCTGGCGTGGCCGTCCCGACCCGTATCTTCACTTCTCCAAGTGAGGTCGGGCGCGGTCGGGCGATAGCCCCCCACTAGGTCTGCTTGCGCAGGTTGGCCGCGAGCGTGCGAGCCACGTCGAGGCGGGCGTGGCTGGTCCGCATCTTCTCCTTGAGGATGCGGACCATGGTGGTGCGGAGGTTCTTGTCCTCCCACTCGTCCATGCACTCCACGTCAGCCCGCTTCTCCTTGACGGGGTTGGACCCCGTGGCCTCGTGGTACGCCATCAGCCAGGCCCGCTTGTGCGCCGCCTCAGCGTGCGCCAGCCGGTCCTCCGCCCTTGCGTACTCCTCGGTCAGGCTTTCGAGGTCGTCGCCGATCGCCACCAGCATCCGCTCCACTTCGAGGGGGCTGATTACCTGCACGTCGCCATTCCTCCAGGGTCAGGGTGTCCGGTTCGTCGAACGCATGGTCGGGGGCCCTACTCCAGTCGTTGCTCACGTCAGTCCCGCGATCTCCTCGGGCTCGCACTCCAGGACCTCCGCCAGCTTCATCAGGTGATGCGGAGGGATGGGCTTGCGCATGGCGCAGTACCGGCTCACCGTCACCGGGTGGATTCTGGCCCGTCTGGCCGTCTCGACGCCGGTGAGGCCCGCGGCGGTGATGCGGGCCCCCAGCTTGGACTTGGTGGTGACCTTCCTGCTCACCCACTCGATCTTAGCCACATGGTAGAAAGAAACTATGAACACTCTCCTCCACGACCTCGCTGTGCCCTTCGAGTTCACCGACGAGCTGGCCAAGGGCGGCCGGACGTTCACCTACATCCCCGTGTCGGAGGTCATCGACCGGCTCAACAAGGTGCTGGGCCTGTGCGCGTGGGATTGGAGGGTGGTCGATCGCTGGACCGAGGACTCCTTCGTCATGGTCGAGGGCGTGCTGACGGCCCACCGCATGGTGGCTGGATACTCCACCACCGCCCAATACACCGGCATCGGGGGCCAGAAGATCAACCGGAACCAGCAGGGCCAGATCGTGGACCTGGGCGACGACTGGAAGGGCGCAGCGAGCGACGCCTTGAAGAAGGCCGCCCAGCACCTCGGGGTCGGCCTCTACCTCGCCCGCCCCGGCCGCGCCTACATCCGCGACCTGGAGCACGCCATCAGCTCGCTCGACGACGCCCAGCGTGGGATGCTGAAAGGTCGCTGGGCCACCTCCGACATCCCCTCCCTCAACCGGCTGACCGAGGACCAGGCGATCTTCGTCTACGACCTCATTGAGGAAGTGCGCCAAGGAGCGCCAGAGGATCCAGACCGCCCAGGGGCCGATGGAGCGGGGGAATCAGACCCTCAGCCTCCAGCTCCTCAAGAACAGCCAGGTACGGACGCAGGCTCGGATACTCCTTAGCCCGGCTGTAGTCGCCCGAGGTGCGGGCCTCCGACAGCGCTCGCTGGGCCACGTCGTAGCGCCCGATCTCGGCTCGGGCCTCCTCCTCGGCGATGGACATGCGCCGAGGCACCATCGGGATGCCCAGGGCGGAGAAGAACTGGCTGCGCGCAAGGTCCGGGCGCTCGCGCATCAGGGACCTGGTGTCGGTGCCCGTGCCCAGGAAGGAGCTGATCGGCTTGACCGGCAGGCCCGCGTACTGCTCGGCCATCCCCGCCGCGCGCAACTGCGGGATGAACGCGCCCAACAGGGAGGGGCCGAGTGGCGGGGACACTGAGCGGATCGAGCCTGTCTCGGGGTCGATCTCCTGCTGGCCGAACAGCCCCGCCGTGCCGGTGGCCGACGACACCCCCAGGGCGGTGAGGAAGCCCCCGATGCCGGGGTTCATCTGCCCCACCGCTGCACCCATGTCCGCCTCGGCTCCCACGAGAGCCGCCCCCAGGCCCACGAGGGAGGCCAAGTCGTTGAAGGGGTTGAACCCCCCGACGTAGATGGCAGGGCTGCGCCCCGCAGGATCGGGGCCCGGTGGACCGCCCATCACCCCCGACATGATCGGGCCCAGGCCGGGGATCTTGGCCAGCGTCTCGGGGATGGCCCCGCCGACGATGTAGTTCTCGAAGCGCCACGGCAGCGCGTCGTCGTGGACCTGCGTGGACCACACCTCGGCCACGTTGGTCAGGACGCTCGTGCGGTAGGGGTGGTCGAGCGGGTAGGTCATCGAATACTGGAGCACGTGGCGCAGCCAGCCGTAGAAGGGGAACACGGACTTGATGACCGAGCGCTCCAGGGGCGTCATTGAGTTCCAGTCCTGGAGGATCTTGTTCGCCAGGTCCACCCCGGCCTTCGACGCCCTGTCGTTGACGGCCTTCGCGGCATCGTCCATCACGCCGGAGTCCAGGACCCCGACGTCGATGCCCTCTCGGGCCATCTTCGCCACCTCCTTGTCCTTGGCGTAGAGGTAGGCGATCGTCCGGTACATGTCGTCGATGTAGCCGTTGAACTCGTAGGACTTCTCGATGATGTTGTTGATCTGGCGGCCGAGGGCCGACTCGGGCTTCCCCCGCGCGATGCTCCGCGCGGTGTCGCCTACGGCGATGTCACGGGGGATGGTGCCCGTGCCCCGTGAGATCCGGGGGTCCACCCGCCCTTCGTTCACTATCTTGCGAGCCTCGGCCCAGTAGCGCATCGTGGCCAGGGGGTCGGTGCGCCCGGCCAGCATGATGTTCCCGCCGACGATGTTGTAGGTGTGCCAGCGAGGGGAGAGGGCGAGGACCGAGGACCTGAACACCTTCATGCTCTTGTCCCACACGCCCCCCCAGTCCGTCTCGTGCTGCTTGTAGATCTTGTTGAGCGAGTCCCCCACCCACTTGGGGACCACCACCGGACCCTCGATGTTGGTGTAGACGTCGTTGGTGATCCGTGGGCGGAAGTCGGTGGACACCTCCGGCGGGTTCAGCCCAGGTGCGCCCCTGCGGGTGTCCACCAGCCTGTTGGTGACCCGCTCGGCTGTGGTTCGGGCGGTGCGCCAGGGGATGGGGCTGGAGGGGTCCCAGCGGTAGTAGCCCTGGGAGACGGCCAGCTCGATCAGCTCGGGTGCTCCCAGCCCCTCGACGCCTCGCTCGGGCACCTCCTGCGCCAGCTTCCGCTGGAGAGCCCGGAGGTCCAGGCCGAAGCCGTCTGTGGGGTCCACGATCCGGGCGATGGCCGTGTCCCGGTGGAGCCGCTGGAGCCGGTCCACCTCGGCGTGGAGGAGGGCGACCTCGATGTTGCGGATGGCGGGGGCCAGATCGAGCACGCGCTTGCGGATCTGATCCTCGGAGATGGAGCGGTTCAGGCGGATCTCGCCGGGTCGGATGATCTCGCCGATCTTGGCGGGGGAGACGTGGTGGATGAAGATGGGGTTGATCCCCTCCTGGGTCGAGATGTCACGCCAGGTGCCTTCGACTTCCCGCAGCGTTCGGGCCATCTCGACCTGGGTCCAGTCCGTGAGCGCGCCGGTGACCGTACCCTTCCTCAGCAGATCGGCGTCGATGCGCGCCTCGACCTCGTCGATCGCGGCAACGAGGCCCTCGTCCGTCTCCGACACGTACGCCTTGTCCTCCAAGGCACCGATGACCCGCTCGGTGGCCCGGTGCTTGATGATGGGCTGGAACTCCGCGGGAGCGGGCCGCTTCTCGAAGCGCTCGGCCATCTTGGCGTAGGTGTCGGTGATCTCCCCCATGAGGCTGTCGAACTGGGCCCGCTTGGTGGGAGCATGGCGGCCCGCGCTGGCCCACGCCTTGGCGATCTGGGCCATGGCCGGGTTGCGGACCAGCTTGGGGTTGAGGTCCCGGATCATCTTGGGCCCGCTGCGGCGCAGGATGGTGCTGGCCACGCCCCACTCACCCTCTCGGGCTGCTGCCTGGGCGGCCCGGAGGGCGTCGGAGGCTCGGTCGAACTTGTCGAGGCGGTCCAGGCGCTTCTGGAGGTACTTGGGCGTGGGTGGATCGGTGGCAAAGCGGACGATCCCCGCTCGTCGGTCGATGTGAGGGGCCAAGAGGGCACGCACGTAGGCCCTGGCCTCCATCTTGGTGCCGACGGGGCGGTCCAGAACCTCCGCCGCGTCGGCATCGAAGCGCTCCCGTCGCACGTCAGGGTCGATCTCCGCCTTCTCCAGCGCCGCGATCGCCCGGCGCTGGGCCGCCTTGCGCGTCCTCAGCTCCCCCTTCGCCACCTTCTTGTACTGGGCCGCGGCGTCGGCGAGGTCCACCTTGTGGTCGAAGAACGAGAGGTCACGCCGCCCGACGCTGGCGAGGAACTGCATCCGGGTGTCATACATGCGGTTGATGGCCGGAACGAGGGGGTGGCTCTGCCAGCGCTGGCGCACCGTCGCGGGGAGGGCGGCCCAGTCCCCGGCGTTGGGGACGCGCCCCCACTCCTTCACCTTCGCCATGTAAGCGAGGGCGTCGTGGCGCTCCACCCCCTCCAGAGCGTCGATGCGCGACGCCACCTCGCGGGTGATCTCGCTGCCCGCTGCCGCCCTGGTGTCGATGCTGGCCAGGTTGGCCTCGTAGTCGGCCACCAGCGCGATGGCCTCGTCCTTGTCGGCGACCAGGCGCCCGAACGCCTCCCGCTGCACCTCCCGGTTCCGCTGGGACCGCTTGCGCTTCCGTGCCGCGGCCGCCCCGCGCTCAGTCGATTCCGCAAGGGCGGGAAGCTCGGAGTACCTCTCGTTGAGGAACTCCAACTGCGCCCATCCTTCTTCGCCGACGGTGGCGATGAGGGCCTGGCCCTGGGGGGTGTCCCGGCCGGGGAGGTGGAACCCCGCCCGACCTCGGCCGCTGCGGTCGTCGTAGAGGGCGTCGAAGTCGAGCACCCGAGTGGTCGCGGGGGTGGTGACTCTGTTGCGGATCTCGGCCAGCTCCCGATCCCTCGCCTCGCGCACCGCCGTAGCCGTCCGCTCGATCTCGGGCAACAGGTGGGTTTCCGCCTTGGCCCGGATGGCGCCCGCCACCTTCTCCTGTGCCAGAGGCACGTCGGAGAGGGCCTCGAAGCCCACCTCGTCGGTCGGCTTGACACCGGTGAACTCGGCGAAGCGGTCCAGCAGGCCGACACGGGTGCGTCGCGTGGCGCCGGTGTCGGTGTCGACCTCGCGGCCGTAGAGGCGGTCGTTGAGGACGCGCTCGGGGGTGAGGTCGGCGTCGAGCCAGGCGTGGACCCGGCCGGTGACCGGATCGTCCATGAGCGTGAGGTCGCCACGGGAGGCGAACTCGTCGCGGATCTCCGTCGTCCGCTCCTCGATCTTCCCGAGCAGGGTCCGGGTGGGGGCGTCGAGCCCGGCGCGCTCGGCGTCGGAGAACATGGTCGCCATGTAGTAGAGGGCCACCTTCTCGTCACCGCTCGCAGCAGGGAACCTCTCCTCCACGGCACGCGCGGTCGCAGGGTGTATCTCGTACTCGTCGATCAGCCCGCTTATCGCATCCTGGGCGGAGATGGTGCCCTGTGCAATGTGGGTCTGGGCCTCCGCCGTGGAGCGCGCCACCGCGCGCTGGGACTTCCCGAACCCCATCTCGGTCATCTTCCCGGCGAAGGTGAAGCCACTGGGGATGGGCCCGCGCCCCGACAGGGCCCGCTCCACCTTGGGTACTGCCTTCTCCAGAGCGTGGCGGGTCGCCCGCTTCCCCGTCTTGACCCGCACCAGCTCGTTGGCGATGGGAGCCACGTCCAGCGCGGTGATGAGAGGGTTGCGGCCGAGTTGTTGGGGGTCGGTGAAGGCGTGCTCGGCGACGAAGGAGCCCGGCACGAAGCGGAGTCCCGGCGCTGCGCCCAGCCGGGAGATGCCCTCGCCCAGGTTGCCCTCGGCGAACTGCTCCATGGCGCCAGCGATGGCCTCGGGGCCCTTGCGGTACATCTCGACGGGCTCCCGCAGGAGCATCAGCGGGAGGTGGGGCACCGATGCCGCCACCGCCCGGAGATCGGACAGGCCGCGGTCGATGAACCCGCCGATGCCCCCACGGTCGCGCGATGGAGTCACCTCCTTTCCCGTCTGGGCAGCCAGTAGAGCGCGGAGCATCTGGTTCGTGCTGTAGGGGCGCTGGGATCGCTGGGCACGACGAACCAGGAGGTCCTCGACACCCCTGCGGGTGGGCTTGTCGAACGGGGTGGCTTCGACCTCGCCCAGCGCCCGGAAGAAGGATTCTAGGACCGACGGTCCCTCTAGGAGGAAGGGGTCGGGCATCGGCTAGCCCCCCGTAGGCGCTGGAAGCGGGATTCCTAGCTGCTCGGCCAGCTTCTCCAGCTCGCCGCCCTGGGACGCACGTGCCCGGATCGCCTCCGCCGCGAGGGTGGGGCCGATGGACTTCGGCAGGGCGTGGGCGAGGTTCTCCGCGGCGAAGGCCGTGCGCTCGAACTGGGGGTTGCGTGCTCGGAAGTCGGCGATGGTCTGGAGCTGGCGCTCGTAGTAGGGCTGCATGAATCGCTTGGTGGCCATCTGGAGCGCAGCCACGTCCTGGTAGGGGTCCCGCGGCCGAGGTGCTTCTCCCTGTACCTGGGGTTGAGGTTGAGGTTCTCCCCCACCCCCTCCGACTCCGAGGATTGAGTTCAGCACGGGCACACCTCCGAGGTGCTTCGACAGGTCGGCCATGTCCCCGAACGCCCCGGCTGCCCCACCCACCGCGGTGCCGACGCCGGGGAAGATGGCGGTGCCAGCCGCCGCTCCGCCCGCACCACCACGGAGGGCTTCTGCCCACCAGTTGCGCTCGATGAAGTCCCCTACCCCGGCACCGGGGGCCACGGCGTCGATGACCTCCGTGGCTTGGAAGGGCAGCGCATACAACGACGCCGGGCCGAGCACTCGACCGGCCATCTTGCCGATGCCGCGCTTGCCCGCCGCTTCGAGAGCTGCCTGGTTGGCCTTCGATGCCACCACCCGACCTCTCCCGAGGCGCTTGACCGTCTCTTTGGCCAACCTGCGCTTGGTTTCGTTGGCCATGTCCCTCGCGGCGAGTCGGCGGAGCGCATCGAGCGACATCGCTCCACCCACTCCGCTCACCAGCTCGCCACCGGGGCCAGGCAGATCCGCCTCCTTGCCCGCCTCCATGAGCACCGAGCCCAGCAGCGCCTGGGGGAGCGGGCCTCGTGCGAACCGGGCGGACCGCCCTCGCCCGAACTGGGCGATCTTGTCCTTTCCGCCTCGTGCGAACTGGGCGATCTTGCCCTCCCCTGGTATCTCGGGGATGCGCTTTAGCAGTGGGTCCCGCACGTACTGCTGGGACAGGGACCGCTCGCCTCCCAGACCGCCCAGGAGGCGCTCCATCCCCTCCGTCGCTGCGCGGTTCATCCCCAGGGCTCGACCCCCGACAGACCGTCCGCCGAGCCGGGCGCCCATGAGGGTGTCGTCGAGGGCTCTGGTCAGGCGCTCCCTGATCTGGGGGTTTTTGGCGATCATCGGGCCCACCACGGCGGACTCTGCGGCTGTGCCCAGGAGGGCAGCGAGGGCGGCTGCGACCAGCTCGGGGGGGATCTGGTCGGGAGGAACCTGTTCGTCGGCCATCTACATCACCCCCTGGAGTGGGGAGGTGGGCTGCGCGGTCTGGTTCTGCTGGTAGACGTCGGCCCAGTTGACGCTCGGGCGGCCCGGCATGGAGGGCAAAAGCTCCAGGGCCTTTAGCCCGACGTTGAGGGCCATCGCCCCTATCTCGCTTTTCACACCCATCTGGGCGATGAAGTTCTCCAGATCCTTGCCTTCCAACACGAGCCCGAGCTGCTTTAGGGCGGCGGGGAGGTCCTCCTCGATCTTCTGGCGGTTGAGCCCGGACTCGGCAGCCAGCTTGTCCAGGCCCCGGTTGGTGTCGTCGAACTCGATTCGATGGCGCTCGGCCAGGAGGGTGTCGCCCTTGCCTTCCACCCCGAGCCGCTTGCGCTCGGTGCCCTTCTTCTGCAACTGGAGCGCCAGCTCGTCGTCGAGGAACTTCTTGCGGTCCCTGTAGCCGCTCGACACCACCGCTCCGCGCCCGGTCGCGTCGGACAGCTCGCTCCGCTGGGCTTCGCCCGAGAGCAGCCTCAGAAGGTTCTCGTCGAGCCCGAGGCCCTGGAGCCGCAGCGCTCGGTCCTCGCCTCCAAGCCCGAGGGCGGCCAGTTGGTTGGCCAGGGTGCGACCGGCGATGCCGCGCTGAGCGCCGATGTCGGCCATGTCGATCCCGAGGCCCTGGAGCCCATACCCCTGGTTCCGCTGTAGATCGCTCGCAGCGAGCGCCGAGAGAGGGCTCTGGACCTTGCCATACAGGTCCTTTAGATAGCCCAGCTGTAGCTCCAGGGGGCCGCTGACCGGCTCGTACTCCCCCTTCGCCGCCTCCATCGCCGAGCGCTCGCGGTAGGTCTCGCGCGGCTCACCCGTGCGAAGCGTGTTCCAGTAGGAGCCCCAGTCGTCGAGCGCCATCAGATCACCTCATCCGTCATACAACCACCTCGGAAGCGTCAGCCCCTGCATCTGGAACGAGTCCGCCTGGTCGGTCCAGCGTCGGGTCAGGTCGATCATGTCACCGAGGCGCTCCTCGTAGAGCGCCTTGGCCTCCTGCCAGCGGGGGTCGGCGTCCTTGCGCAGCGCGGTGAACTCGCACCACAGCGAGATGAGGTCGTGCCAGCCCTGGGGGACCTCCAGCGTGTCGCCGTCGTTCTCCGCCTCGGTTGGTAGGCGGTAGTAGCGGACCCGCAGCACGCCGACCTCGGAGGGGGTGGGGTAGGCGATCAGCTTGAGGTTGGGGGGGAAACCCCACATCGTGTACCAGTAGGGGAAGCCCTCCTGCGTCTCCTGCTGGGTCCACCAGACCTGGTCCATGGAGTGGAAGTCCCGATACTCCAGGGGGTAGATCAGCGACGACGAGGGTATCCACTCCACCCGGTAGACCCGCAGGGTGTTGCTGGCCATGGTGTACTCCTGGGTGCCCGCCACCGTGTCGATGTTGTCCACGGACTGGAGCACCTCGGCCCGTCGGGCGATGTCCCGTGTGGCCTCGTTGATCCACCGATCGAGTTCGGTGTTCCCCCAGTAGGCGGCCGTCGCCTCGTCGAGGTGATCCCGAACATCTGTTCGGACGTCGGAGAGGGTGGCCATGGTGTGATTCTACGACCCAGCGGCCGTCGGAGGGGACACGCTCTCAGGCATCGGAGAGCCGATGGAACCAGAACTCGGTGGACTGGGCCGTAGACACCAAGACGTCGAGGTCGCCGCCCGTGTTCTGGAAGGCTTCGATGGTCACGAAGTCGGCGACGGCAAGCTCATAGGCGGTGGAGATGGACATGGACATCGCCCCGTTGATCGCCGGTGCCGTCTGACCGGCGATAGCGTCCCCGCCGTTCTGCCTGAGCCTGATTATTCGGAACCCCGTGGTGTTGCTGGCGAACCGGATGTGGCCGCCGATCATGTATAGACCCGCGCCTCCGGGGGGGACGGTCAGCCGGTCGCTGTCCGTCGATGTGTCGTGGCACCCGCCGACGTCGTACCGCTCGTCGTCGAACTCCACCGACAGGAAGTTCCCGGTCACCGTGGTCTGTGCGACGGTGTTGCGGACGCGGGCGCGAGGATGGCGACGAGGGGGATAGATCGTCAGGGTCACGTGATCTCCACGCCCGAGATGGTGACGGTGAGGGCGTTGGCCGTCTCCCCGATGATCGAGATGAAGTCCGACGTCTCCATCACGGTGGAGAACTCGAAGCGGAACATCGAGTCCGCCGTGATGTCGGACTGGGGGATGATGCGGTTGTCCGTCCCCGCCGTGTCTCCCGAGGGGACCACCGACACGGCGATGTGGCGGTCCGTAGCGGTGTGGTTGGCGATGACCACCTCCCGCAGGATCGCCTCGGCGCTGGCTGGCACCGTGTAGACGGTCGTCTCGGAGATCGGGGCCTCTCGCTGGTCGAAGCGCGTCGGTGTGTAGGTCATAGTCCCATCCAGATCATCGCATCCTGCACCGCTGTGATGTCGGACCACTCCACCGCCTTGGTGGTCCCCGATGCCGCCTGGGTGGTGTCGGAGACGTCCACCACGACCAGCACGTCGTCGGGCGCAGGTGTCTCGGTCAGGGCTGTCAGATCGGTGAGCTTGGTCATGGGCCCTCCTCGTTGAGTGAATCGCCGTTCTCGGTCGTCAGCACCACATTGTCCTCCGTCTCCAGTGGGTTGCCACCGAACGCGTGGGAGCCCCACGCCTCTGCCGACGGGATGAGCGTGGCCGCAAGGGCCACCGTCAGCACGTGCGTGCCCCACGCCTCCGCTGTCGGGATGAGCGTGGCCACCAGCGGGCCCTCGATCCTGTGGGAGCCCCACGCCTCGGTCGAGGGGATGAGGAACGCCTTGAGATCGACGACGTTGATGTAGATGTAGGCCATCGCATCTTCGGAGGGGTCGTCGAACACACCCACGTTGATGTAGATGTAGGCGCCCGCGTCCCCGTAGAACACCTCGATCCACGACAGCAGGGCTTCGAGGTTGGCCCGGTCGCCCCAGTGCTTCTCGTCCCTCCACAGCTTGAGCGCCTCCGAGTACTCGTCTGTGTGGCGGCTGCGCCGGGCGTGGAGCCAGTCGGTCTGGATGGCCCGGTCGTTGGGCAGGTTGACGCCGTGGTCGGGGTTGCGGCGGGAGGAGCCCGACGCCGCCCACTGGTTGAACAGGGGGATCAGCGTGGCCTTGACCTGGTGGTAGTGCTCCAGCAGCTCCCGTAGCGCCGGTACCATCTCGGGCGGCGTGCGGGGGGGTACAGCGGTGTTGCGGTACCCCATGTCGGGACCCCCGACGGAGGGATCTGCGAAGAAGGGGACCGTCTCGGCCCAGCGCTCGACGTGGGAGTACCAGCGGCGCTCGATCCCCGCGAGCGCCGAGGTCGTCTCGTAGACCGCCTGGTACCACTCCTCGGGCATTCCCGGCATCACCCGCCGCAGGCTGGCGGGAGAGCTGGCGGGCCAGTTCTTCTTGGGGAACACCAACTGCGCCGTCCGGGGGACCGGGGCCACACCCACGTTGATGTAGGAGTAGGCCCCGGCATCGGCAGAGGGGGTGTCGTCGACGCCGACGTTGATGTAGATGTAGGCGCCCGCGGCAGTGGCTGGGCCGATCACCACCGCATGGGAGATGACGAAGTCCTCGCCCGTCGCAAGCGCGGTGGCCGCGAGGACCGCCACGAGCCTCTGGGTCCCCCACGCCTCGCCCGAGGGGATGGTGGTGGCGGTCAGGTCCATCTCAGAGGGTGAAGATGCCCGCTGCGTCCCAGGTGATGGTGATGTCGCTCCCCGAGGGGGTGAAGGGCAGGCCGACGAGGGTGTCGTCGTAGCCGATGAGGATCGACGTCGACTCGGTGCCCGTGTGCTGGTAGATGACGATGGCCTCGAACTGGTCGCCCGACACCGACGAGAAGGTCAGATCGTCTGCATCGGCGGTGCCTGCGCCGTCGGTGGATTCGTTGGCCAGCGCCGCGGTCGCCACGCGCGCAGCTCCTGGGACGTCGTCGAGGTGTTGGTCCGTGGCCAGGTTCACGGTGTAGTCGTCGGTGTCCACCAGGATCACCCGGATGTCGTCGGTGGCCCAGTCGATGCTGCCCCCGAGGAACTGGTCCCGGCCGAAGTCGTAGAGGCTCGCTGTCATGGTCCGTTCCTAACTGTAGGTTCCGGCTACGGCGGTGATGCGCGGCCACCATAGGGAGAGCTGGGCGTCGTCGGGCGCAGCCGCTCGCACGAAGATCACCGACGAGATGCTGCCGGGTGCGAGGCTGGAGATGTTCAGCGACGTGGAGTAGTTCACGTCGTCGGTGGAGAGCTCCATCCACGTGCTCAGGGCCGGGGACGCGTCGGTGAGCACGTTGAGCGACACGGTGATCGACGTCGCGGTGAGCGTCCCCGAGATGTTCTTGACCCGGAAGGTCTTGGTGGCGGTGTCCAACCGGGCGTGGTCGCCGAAGTCGAAGAACGGACCGTCGGCGTCGGCGTCGTCGAGGGCCTCGTCGAGCGTCGGGTGCCAGACCCGCAGGCGGTCGGGGGACTCGCCTGCCGCCAGGTTCCCGTAGACGTGCAGTGACCTCAACTGGCTCTTGAAGCCGAACTCGGCAGCGGTGATGCGGAAGCGGAGCGCCTTCACCCCGCTGAGCGCCGTCGCGTAGATGTCGTCACGCATCTCGGGCTTGTTCGCCTGTTGCCCTATGGGGCCAGCCCAGCTCGCCTCGATCTGGTTCCACGTCCCGTCCACCCCGTTGGTGCTGTTCGCCGACCAGTCCGCCGAGCCCGAGCCCTGGAAGGAACCGAACGTGACATAGATGGAGAGGCCCGTGATGTCGCGCAGCTCGGGGAAGATCAGGACGAGATCGCGACCGGGGCTGTTGACGGTGAACTCCAACTGCGTGGTGGTGTCCTCGTCGTTGAGCGTCTGTCGCTGGCCTTCGGTGAAGGTGGGGACCAACCCCGCGTTCCTGTCGTAGAATACCGCGACCGTGCCGTCTCGATCCCACAGCATCCGTGGAGCTGGGGCGTCGTCGTAGTTCCCGGCCACGGCCTACTCGTTGGGAATGTGCATGCGCTCGGACCATCCGATGCGCGCTTCATACAGGACGGCTGCGGGGTTGGAGTTGGCCGAGCCGTCCGCCTCGATCCACACCTGGAGGTTCCGGCAGCGGAGCGGGAGGGGAAACCGGATCTCGACGGGGGAGCTGGCCGAGTCCAGGTTGAAGGTCTTGGTTGCGGTCGTGCCACCGAGCCCGGTGAGGGTGACGGTGATGTCTTGGTCCGCCCCCTGCATCACCAGCACGACCTCCCGGACGTTGAACACCCTGTTGGTGGTCACGGCGTAGATGGGGTGGCTCTCCCACGACCACGAGAACGCCGGGGCCGACCAGTCGTAGCGGTGGATCACCTCCTCGCCCTCGGTGGACTGGGCCTCGCACAGGTAGAGGGACTCCCGGATGGGGAGCTGGCTGCAATAGACCGTGTCGGCGTTGTCCGTCTCGTCGAGGCGCCACCAGCTCTGCGTGTCCTGGTGGAAGGCCCAGTTCTGGGGCCAGATGGAGTAGTCCATCCACCGCTGGGAGGTGCCGAAGAACGTGTTCTGGTTCGACGACGAGGGGCGGTCCATGAAGTCGGGATCGAGCTGGCGGCTCACGTTGACCGAGGTGTCTCCACCGTTCCACGCCCAGCAGCCGATGTCGGACCCGTAGTACAGGTAGCCCACGGTCGAATGACAGCCACGGATGCGGTTGCCCGTGGCAGGCTGGACGTTGGGCAGGTTGAACACCGTGGGGTTGTCCAGGTCCCCGTTGAGGGTCAGAGCCCCGTCCTGGGTGGACACCAGGAACAGCTCCCCTGCGCTCATCGACGCGGCATCGGCCACACCGCCGGGCGTCTCGGGGAACCAGGCGTTCTCTGTGGGGTCCGTGACCGCGGTGTCGTTGGCTGCGGTCCAGGTGGCGTTGTGGAAGGCGCCGACGTTCTGGCCTGTCGCGGTGCGCTCGTAGAGGCGGTTCAGGAAGAACACCGCCCGGTTCTGGTGGCCGAGGGCGAACCAGATGTCACGGTCCGCGGCGGCGTTGTAGATCTCGACGGTGGTGACGCCCGACGTCAGATCACCGGGATCGGGGAACACCGCCGCGTAGTTGTCGGTGAAGTTCCGCTCACCCGTCCACGCTCCCACGATGCAGGGGACGCCGGGGGTACCGACGTCGCCGTCGGGGGTGAACCGCTGGTAGAAGAAGGACGAGAACCCGGAGCTGAACGCTGCCGTGCCACCCGAGTGGGTCGCGCCCGTGAAGGTCGTGATCGTGTCGAACCCACCGGTGTCGAGGAACTCCTTGACCCGCCTCCACTCCCAGCGGCGCTCCAGGCTGCCGCCGCCCGTGTCGAAGATCCACTCGATGCCTACGTGGAACTCGGCCAGATCCGAGCTGGGGGTGAAGGTGCCGGTGATGCGGTCCACCAGGAAGCCCGTGAGCCGATACAGGCTCCCCGAGCCGCCGTCGCTGGGCAGGGTGCCGATGTCGAAAGAGCGGATCTTGCGAGCCATGGGACCCAGCCCACCGCCGGGGAGGGGGCCGCAGCGGAAGGTGTTGGCCTCCGTCGCCGCGCCGAGGGGAGCGCGGGTCAGCCCGCCCCCCTGGAAGTTCGTCCGGTTCCAGATCCCAGGGGAGAAGTCCTCGATCGTGAGCCACTGGAGCCCTGGGCTGGTCACTTACTTCTTCGTGTTTGTGTAGATGGCGTCGATGCGGGGGCCCAGGGGGTTGGGGTTGTCCCGCTTCGCCTCCAACAGCCACAGGATGCGGTCGGCCTTCTTCTCGACCTCGATGAGTCGTGCTTCTTGGGCGGGGGTCATGGGGATCTCCCAGGGGCTCGGGTCGTCCGCGTTGGACGCGTTGACGGACAGGTGCATGTGTGTGCTGTGAGGGTTGGCGCCGGTGTAGGGGCGCCACGTCCAGGGGGCGGTGGTCGAGCTGACGATCTTGCGGTTCCAGATGATGTAGCTGATCCTGGGGTCACGGGAAGCCACCAGCGCCGCGGTGACGTCGCGGCAGTCGAAGGCGTGGGAGGGGTCGTGGGTGAGGTCCTGTGCGTGGACGACGCCCCAGGGATCGGGGTTGTGGTCAGATGAGGTCCGAGCGTGGTCGGCGTCGCCGACCCAGCCGTCGCTGGCGAGCGACCGATCCGTCCACCCGCTGTCGCACTGGGCGACCAGGGTGTCGAGCGAACGTGCGCGCCGTGCCATCATCAATCCTCCAGGAGGTACTCGATGAACTCCCTCTCCGCTGTCAGCGCCGCCATCTCTCCTTGTAGCCGGAACACCTCCAGCGTGAGGGGCAGGGAGTCGTAGTCCGCCTCACGCTCGCGCTCCTTGATCGTGTTGCCCTCCGAGGTGACGAACCCCTTCACCCTCGCCTCCTTCTCCTGGGAGCGCACCATGGCGTTCTCCTCGTGGAGCGAGGCGAGCTGGGCCATCACCTCGGCATAGCGAGCCTGTCGCTTGTCCCGGTCCCAGTCGAGGTAGGCGCCGAAGTCACTCCGCACTGCGCACCGCCGAGGAGACGAAGGGCCAGGTGGCGACGGCCTGGATGATGCCGTTGACGGCGCCGAAGTCGATGCCCGAGAGCTGGACGATCACGGCGATGGTCAGCCCGATGTAGATGAGGGGCTGTTCCCGAGGATGCAGACGGTCCATCCCACCATCCTACGACCGCGCGGAAAGCGCGGGGGCGGACCCTACAGGCGGCCGAGGACGGCCCCTATGTAGCCCGAGCCCAGCCCCACGAGCGTCATGGCTCCGGTCATCTTCCACTGCCAGCGCTCGACCTCGCGAAGCCGCTCCTCCAGAGCGTCGGATTCCCTCTGCCGCGTGATCTCACTCGCCGCTAGGCGGGCCTCCATCTTGTCGAAGCGGTGGTGGAGTGCGTGGAGCGAGGCAGTGGAGTGGGCGAGCTGCTGGATGAGGTTGACCATCTGCTCGTCGGTGAGATCCATCGTTCCAATCATCTCAGTCGAACAACATCACGGGTCGGATGGTGACCGAGGGTGATTCCGATTCCGAGATCGAGTCCGAGAAGCTGAGGGTGATGTGTTTGGCGATCGCGTCGACAGCGGTCGCCGTGTCGTCGAGGGTGCGGAAGTATTCGACGGTCCGGTCGAAGGTGTCGACGGCTGTCACATTGTCGGACAATCCTTTGCCGACCGTCTTACCGGTGATGGCGTCTGTGGCTGTCACCTGGTCGGAGAGGAACTTGCCGATACTGGCGAACGACGCATCCGCAGCGGTCACCTGGTCGTCGAACTGGCGGTTGTAGCCGACGGTGGTGGCGATCAGGTCGGTGACCGTGGCTTCGTCGGTGAACTCTCGGTTGTAGGAGACGGTCAGAGTCGCCTGGTCGGACACGACCACGGTGTCTGTCACGGCAGGGTCGTCCCACGTGAGGATCGCTTTGCCGTCCGCTCCAGCGGCGCCTGTGCTGCCGGGAGAGAGCGGGGCGCCGCCGCCGCCGCCTCCGCCAGGTGGGTTGCCGGGTGTGGCAGCGGTACCGGAGGTTGCACCCACACCGCCAGCCCCGCCACCAGCGTTGCCGCCTGTGCCGGCGGTCCTGTTGGATGCTCCGCCGCCGCCGTTGGCTTGGTCACCTGCCGCCCCGCCACCACCACCGCCGTTGGCTTGGGCTGCGGCGCCACCACCGCCGTTGCCGCCCCCGAACGTGACGTCGCCTGTCGACTGGTTCGCACCGTTGATGGGGCCAGGTCCACCGCCGTCGCCCTGCCCGCCGAGAGCTGAGCCTCGCAGCCCGCCTGTACCACGTCGGGCCAACACGACGTTGGTGTCAAACGTCGAGTCCGTGCCAGGGAGGCCGTTGCCGGGAGCGCCAGGGTTGGCACCTCCCGCTCCGACTACCACATCATGCGCTGTTTCGGGGGTGATCGAGATAACCGACCGGGCGTAGGCCCCGCCACCGCCACCGCCTGATCCGTTGACGTCAGGGCCGCTCGATCGGCCGCCCGAGCCGCCGCCGCCCCACAACTCGACCGTTACCTCGTCAACATCGACACCCGCATTCCACGTAAACGAACCGGCGTCGTTGATGACCCAACGAACCTGACCCATCGTCAGACCTCATAGGTCAGAGACACATCGGCATCCAGGCGCAACGCGTCGGCATCCATGACGACACGCTCCACCTTCGGATGCTCGTCGACCATCGACCGTTGATGGTCGAACTCCCTGCGGGTTTCGCACTCGATCTGCCACGTACACACCGCCACGACAGTCACGACCCCAACACCTCATACGTCAACAGCAGTTGAGCGTGGATCAGCCACGTCGCAGGGAACGGGGTCACCTCGGTCACCTTCGGATGTTCGGTGACGGCGATCATCTGTTCGTCGTACTCCTCCTGCGACGAACACTGAATCTGCCACTCGCCTACCGCAGTGACGGTCACGGCACGATCGCCACTTCCACCTGGTTCAGTGTCACCTTGTCACCAACCCGCACCGCCAGCGGGTCTTTCAGGTGGACGGTGATCTCGATGATTCGGCCTTCGGAATCGGTGCGCAGAGTCACCGTCCCGCCTTGGCTTGGGATGCACGAACTGGCAGGCAACCTCTCCAACATGTCAGACATTCTCAGCCCCTTTCTAGGTGATTTCCAACGACCACTCGACGCTGAGTACGTCGTTCGCTCCTTTGTTGATGACCGAAAACGACGCCGAAACGGTCATGTCGCCTGACGCTGCGGCGTTGAACACGCCGGCTTCGGTGATCGCACCGGTCGCATCACCGGCCGCCCAGTCACCCTCGAACGTGACGGTCGCCGACGACCGGGTTTTGTCGGTGAGCGCGTTGCGGTCGAGTTCTGTGCCGAGGGCTGTAGCGCCAGGTGAACCTGTCCCGACTGCCATGTGGGACGGCACCGCAATGGACGGGGAGTCCAATAGCTGGTCGGCGATCTGGTTGAGCCCAGCGGCGGTGACCGTGTTCCAGTAGTGGCGTTCCGTCTTGATCTGCCCGTCAGGGCCTCGCAGCGTGGCGTGGAAGTGCCAGCGGTGGACTGGGCGGCGTAGCGCTCGGGCGGCCAGGAGACGCAGCCAGGCGAGCGAGGGTCGCCGGTTGGCGACGACACCGTCGTAGGCCACTCGGGTGTGGGTGTCAGTCATCGGGGGTCACGTCTCCTCGGGTAGCGGCACGTGCGCCGGTGTCGGGGTCGAGCTGGATGCGTTCGGTGGGCTCCCACAGGCGGCCACGCTTGAACATCGGGCGCAGCACCCGGAACCAGGCGGCGGGGCGGGTCACGGTCCGGCGGATCTTGTCGACCGAACCGCCTCGGTCGGAGATGACAAGCTGGTGATGCGCCATATCAGACGGCCTCGATCGTGTAGTGGGCGGTGAACCCGATCTGGCCCGCGGCATCGGTGACCACGTCGAGTCCTTCGTTGGGGGGCAGCTCCAGGAGGTAGGAGCGGGGGCTGGTGCCGATCGCGTAGCCCACCTCCACGTCGGCCCCACCGGTCCCCTCGAAGGTGATGAGGGGGAACCCCGTCGCGTCGGGCTTGGGGACGGCGGTGAGGTGGTGGAGCCGGATCTTGTTGCCCGCACCGGGGGCGGCGATGAGGTTCGTGGTGCCCGCTGTCGAGCGAGAGCCCGTGGCGGCGGTGACGGTCTGGAGCGCCAGGGTCACCGAGGAATCCGACGCCAGGATGATCCGGCCGTCCTCGTCCACTGCCAGGACGCGGATCTCCCCGCCCGTCGTGGTACCTCCGGCGACGTTGCGCTTGTTCGCGTCCAGGACGAGCACCTCATCCGCCATCGACGGCCTCCTGGCTGATCGTGGGGATGGAGGTGCGCTCTACGAGCCTCATGCGGGGCTCGTAGAGCTCGCACCAGTAGTTGGGGTCGATCTGTCCACGGACGGCCTTGCACTTGCCGCTGACCAGGAAGTTGGTGCAGACCTCGCAGCGGGCCGTGCCCTCGGCGGGGCGGTAGGACACGGCGTCCTGATCCTTCTTGTGGTCGTTGAGCATCACGGGGCCCAACTGCGCCGTGAGGGCTTCGGTGACCCCGGCTACGAGAGCCTCAGTCTGTGTGGAGAGGACCTTGGTGAGCTGTCGAGCGAGGTCGTCGGCCATAGCCCATTACGCGCCCACGGGAACCTTCGTCGGCCCGTCCTCGGGAGGCTCCTGGCCTGCTGTCTCCTTGCGGGCCGTCCGGTCCCGCTTCTTGCGGAGGGTGGCGATCTCGGACTCCATGGCGGCGATGCGCTCCTCCAGCGTCTCGGCGTCCGCGGTGGTGGTGGGCGCATGGGTGGTCCGGGCATCGTCGAGGTCGTCGGCCATCATCACGATGGGCGTGTCGTCGAGGTCGATCACCCGCAGCGACGGTGGGCCGGTGACCGACCAGCGACGTTCGAGCCGCTTCTTCTCGTTCCGCCGGTCCCACTTGCGCTTGGTGTGGTCGTCTCGCTTGGAGTTGTCCCCCAGCCAGGCCACTGCGCCGCCCCAGGGGACGACGGCGGTCTGGCCGGGGTCGACGATGTAGCGGTCGCCGAGGTAGTGGCCGACGAAGGCCACCGCCCCGTCGTTGGCGATCCGAACGGAGGATCGGGGTGACTTCATCAGACTCGATCCACCCAGACGTATGCCTGCGTGGCGGCGGGGACCTCGTCGGCGGAGAGGAAGTAGCCGAAGACGTCGCCCACGACCGTGGTGCCGTCGGCTGTGACTCCATCGGCCTCACCGGCGGTGCTCGACGCGGTGGCCAGCTCCTCGAAGGCGACGGTGCCGGTGCCGACGTTGACGATGGCGAGGCCGTGGGTCACGACCTCGACGATCTCGCCGGTGGCGGCGCCGTTGACGGCGACGCCTGCGACGTTGGCCGGGTCGTCGGTGCCGGTGTCTGAGGGGTGGACCAGGGCGGTGTCGGTGGACGCGGTCAGCTCCTCCAGCGACACCACGTCGCCTGCGGTGACGGTGGCTCCGGCCTCGAAGTACGACACCGTCTGAGCGAGGGAGGCGTTCTCCGAGGGGTCGTAGCCGAACGCCCCCTGTGGGTTGGTGATCTGCTTGGTAGGCATGGGTGGTTCCTCTCTAGGCCGAGTCTTCGACGCGGGCCTGGCGGGAGCAGTTGGTGACGATCAGGTTCCCCGCCCACAGCAGCTTCGCCACCATGGCGTCCTGGTTGATCGCGCTCTGGAAGTCCTCGACGTAGAAGTCGGCCCGCGGGCTGGCTGCGAAGTAGAGGTAGTCCTCGTTGAGCATGTAGATGTCAGGCTCGTTGTTGGTCGTGGGGACGTGGGAGTCCACGACCCAGGGCACGCCGTTCAACAGCAGGTTCGAGAACCCGGCCTGGGCGAGCTGCTCGTCGTGGCCGGAGGGCTGGGAGGGGTAGCGCTGTTGGGACTCGTTGAGATCCCAGTAGCGGTCGTACTGGGTCTGGTCCGAGACGACGATCGTCGGGTGACGACCGCCCTCGGACGCCCCACCGAACGCCGTGTTCAGCGCAGTCAGGTCCATCGCCGCTCCGGCGCGGTCCGTCACGGTGCCGTTCCACCAGGAGTTGGAGGAGCGGTCGATGCCCGCGTAGGTCGACGATGCAGCCTGGGTGGTGTCGTCGGTGGCGAACACGATCCCGTCGATGTCGTTGGAGTTGGTGCCGTCGGTGTAGAGCGATGTGCCCAACACGTCGGCCAGCTCCATCTCGGCCTGGGCGAAGTAGAGCCGGATGAAGTCGGCGATCGCCTCGGGCGAGTCCGTCTTGATGAGCGTGAGCCCGTCGACGGTGACCGGGACGTACGCCTGCTTCCAGTCCCACGCACCGTTCTGCGTGGTGTCCGACGGCGTGGTGTCCAGCAGATCGAACCCCTGGTACATGCCACCGGCAGCGAACTGCTGGTACATGAGGGGGACCTCGATCTGGTAGCCGCCTCGGATGATCTTCTTGTTCGCCCTGCTCATGCGAAAGAACAGGACGTTGGAGTTGTAGATGTTGTCGGTGACTTCGGGGATGATGTAGCGCCGCGCGATCGCGGTGACCACGTCGGTCCCGACTGGGGTTGCCATCAGATGTTCCTCCGTTGGTGGGGGGTTGGATCAGCCACCGAGGCTCCCTTCCTCCATGGCGGCCCGGAGGTCGGCCACCATCGCGGCGCGGGAGTCCCCGTCGGTGTCGGGGTTGGTCCTCGGGATCGAACCCGATGAGCCATTCAGGGCGGATGCCTTGCGGCGGCGCTTGGCGTCCTCGTCCGCCGCTTGGACGCGGCGGTCGATCTCGCGCTGGCGAAGCTCGGGGGTTGCCCAGTAGGCAGTCTCGAAGGCTTCGGCAGCGGCGGCGATGGAGTCCTGGGAGTTCTCCGCCAGGCCCGGCAGGATCTGGAGCCGGGCCGTGGTCTGGAGGACCTTCTCCAGGGTGTCGTCGTCGAGGTCATACTTGGTCTGGAACTGCTCGGTGGCCTGGGTGATGACGGCCTGAGCGGTCTTCATCTGGCTGGCCTGCTGGGACGTGGAGAGCCCTCTGACCTCCTCCTCCAGCGCGTCGATGCGCTTGAGGCGCTCCGCGACGGCGGGGTCGAGGTCGTCGTAGTCGATCTCGGGCTCGGGCTCGGGGTCGGGCTCCTTCTGGCGGGGGACCAGCTCGGACTCACCGGCGAAGTAGGAGTCCATGGCCCGGACCGTCTCGGGGTTGTCCGAGGCCCAGCGGTAGAACTCCGCCAGGCCCGCAGCCTGGTTCTCGTCGAGTTCGAGATCGCCGGGCAGGGAGTAGGTGACGGGCTCTTGCTCAGGAGGAGCCTGCTCCTCCGTGGGGTCGCCCCCAGCAGACTCCTCCTGCGCCTCTGAGGTGGGAGGCTCGGCCTCTTGCTCCTCGAACTGCGGTTCCAGATTGCGGAGGTCATCGGGGTTCATCGTGCCCCTCCCAAGAGACGACGGAGTTCATCTACCGGTGGCATGGCGGCTTCTTGACGCAGGCCCGGCACACCGGGGCCCTGTGCTTCGGGGGGTGGCCCCAGGGGAGCCATCATCGGCCCGCCCTCGTTCATCTGTGGGCCTGCGCCCGAGAGGCCCTGCTCCGCCATGAGCTGGTCCACGGGAGCGCGCAGCTCGTTGACGATCATCATCTCGACGCCCCCGATGAACTCCAGGTTCGCATCGGGATACGTCTTGAGGAGAGCGAGGTCCTGGAGGATGCTCTTGAGCACCTCCGCGCTCGTGTTGGTGGTACGAGTGCCACGCGATCCCATGACCTACTTCTTGAGGTCGGAGGGCTCGCCCTTGGGGTACTTGCGCGAGGCCATGGGGTTGGAGCCGTGCGCACCCGAGGTCGTGTGACCCTGGCGCTTGATCTTGGCGTTGCCGCCTGCGGTGCTGGGCTTGGGCATTGGCTGTCTCCTCAGTAGTCGCCGTCGGGCATTCCGGGGTTGTCGGGGGTGTGCGGGTTCGATGCGTCGGTCGGGTCGTCGGGGCCCTCGAACTCGTAGGTCTTGGAGGGCGAGATGTGACCGTCGAGCGTGCGCTTGACGGTGAACTCCTTGTCGGAGCCTTGCCATCTGTCGTGGGCCATGGGGACCATCCTAGATCACACTGGTGTAACTACAAGGGGACCACGTCAGGACCTGGTGGCCTTGCGCTTCCCCGGTGGCTCGAACGCCCCCATGGCCTGGGCCTTGGTGATGCGCTCGTAGATCTCGTTGCGGTTCGGCCAGTCGTGCGCCTCCAGCACCGCCAGGGTGTCGAGGGCGCCCATGCCGAACAGCACGTCGGCCTCCTGGGCCCTGGCCTGGCGGGAGATGGGCATGGACGAACCCGCTTCGATGATGAGGCTGAACTTCATCGGGCCGGTGCCCTCCTTGTTGGGGACGTAGAAGTGGCGGCCGCGCAGCGACATGGACACCTTCTGCCCGCCCTCGGGACCGAGCACGGCCATGTAGCGGGGGGCGGAGTAGTTCTCCACGATGAGGCTCGCCTGGAGCTCGCCCGCGTCGCGCAGGGACCGCTCCAGGTTGCGCAGTGCTAGCCGCACGCGAACGAACGCTGCCTCTTGCACGCTGTCGAGGACGCCCTGAGCGTTGCGGCCCGTGGGGGTGGCGCCGCGCACGATGGCGCTGAGCCCCGAGATGCGCTCCATCTCCCCGATGTAGAAGCGGACGAGTTCGCTGACCGACGACGGCATCTCGGGCGGCGTCAGCCAGCCCGCCTCCGAGCCCTGGTTCTTCACCAGGCGCGTGCCCGGCTTGTTGGTGATCTTCGTGCGGGCGATGCCTGCCCGTGTGTCCTCCAGGAACACGGGGTTGCCCACCAGCTCGGCGTTGGCCTGGAGGGCGGCCAGGAGGCGGTTGATGGCGGTCTGGAGCGGGGTGAGGTGCTCGACGAGGGAGACTCCCCAGAGGTCGCCCAGGTCGCCGAACGTGTAGCGGGTGTAGGGGTGGCGCCCGTGGGTCCACAGGTCCTTGGCCGGTTCGTCCATCAGGATCTCGTTGCCCGCCATGACCACGACGTGCCAACCGTCCTCGATGTGGGCGACCCCCTCGTCGTCGGTCCACTGCTCATGGCGTCGAATCCACGCCTCGATGAGCGTGACCTGGCCGTCGAGGATCGTCGATGCGCGCTCCCGCTTCCCTCCGCCGGGTCGACCGAAGCGTGGGGCGACGCCGTTGATGCCTGCGGGGTTGGCCTTGGGCACGTCGGACCCGCCTTCGGAGCGGAACAGGTCCTCGCGGCGCTCCAGGTCGTCGAACACCGGGGAGTCCATCAGGCGCTTGCTGGCGCCGGGGAACCGGCGGTCGATCTCCTGGAGGGAGGTGTTGCGCGCCTCGATGATGTAGTTGGCGTCGTCGAGGCTGGTGGCGGCGGGGTCGATGAACATGACCCAGGGATCGGTGCGCTTGATGACCGACTGGCCCTGGCCGCCCTCCAGCGACTCGTCCCACACCGTCTTGAAGAACCCCGTGCCGTAGATGGCGGCGTCCCACAGCACCTTCTCGACCTCGGCTGTGGTGTCGTGCGCGATCCACGTCGAGCGCAGCACCTTCTCCAGGTCCGAGGCCAGCTCGGAGTGGTAGCGGCCCAGCTTCGAGTGGGGGTCGACCGCCGGTACCACGGACAGCCCAGGTCGCTGGTCGGTCATCCACCCGACCATGGAAGCGACGATGGGGTAGATCTCCGACGCCAGCGGAGAGGGCATCCACTGCTGGCGGAGGTTGGACCAGCCTCGGTTGTGCAGCATCCGGTACGAGCGGTTCCAGATCTCGTAGCGGTTCTTCTTGTGGCTGCGCGCCTGCTCGAACAGCAGACGGACCTGGGACGCCTTCTCGATGTCGGGGGCGGTCAGGGTGGAGGCCGCGGTGGTGGTGGTGGACTCACTCATGGCAACGACTCCAGGTAGGCACGGCGTCGGTCCAGGATGGCACCGTCGGTGTGGCCCGCGGCGATGAGGAAGGCGTCCTCGTTGTGGGTGCCGTCGGCCACGCCCTCCGAGGCGAGGTGGCCCTTCCAGAGGTCGGTGATGTGCCCGGCCCCCAGCTTCTCACGAACGAGATCCGCGAAGTTCGCCAACGCGCTTCTCCTTGGCGTCCGGCGACGCTCCGACCGTGGTGGGATCGGAGGCGTCGATGGGTTGGAGGTTCACGTCCTGGCCGAGGCGGGCCGACATCTCGTCGCTCTTGCGGCGGAGGCCCTCGCGGAACTTCCTGTGGTCGCTCACCGGGCCACCGAGCGAGTGGTTCCAGTGCTCGTGGAGCACCTCGGCAGCCGCAAAGGAGAACCGGCGCTTGAGGCGGACCCCGCAGTGGCGGCACTCGGGGATCTCCGCCAGGGCCCCGTACTCCCCGACGGTCATCGTCTGGCGGTGGAGGCCGTCGCACGCCGAGCAGCGGTACTCATAGACCGGCATCGGCGATCCTCCGCTGTAGCTGGGACAGGCCCCGCTGTACCGCGGCGGCGGCTGCCGCTCCCTCGTCGGGGTCGTCGTGGGCAGCCATGACGCGATCGACCAGCACCTCCCCCGCCGCAAAGGGGGACGAGGAGGGAGGTGCCGGGACCGGCGGTGCCGCGGGGGGCGATGCCCGAACCCCCGTCACGGCGGCCGTCGGTGGCGCGTAGGACTCGCTCAGCCTGGGTGGAGTCTGAGACGAGGGGCGCACCATGGGCCAAGACTACGCCCCTGGAACTACCCGAGGGTGGTTTCAGGCCAGGCGATCCCACAGGCGCAGCAGCTTCGCCGGGGTCAGCGGATTCGTGCCCCAGACTCGGGCCGCGCGGGCCCGTACCTCCTCCGCTGTCGCTCCACGCCGGACCAGGCGCATAGCAACGTTCCGCGCACGCCCCCGTTCCTGGGGCGTCTCTGCATGGCACACGTCCTCCACGGCCTTCCTGAGCGCCCGGAGCTGTGCCGACTTCAGACCTGGAACCTTGCCCTGGTCGATGCGGCCGAGTTGGCGGGAGTCGTAAATGGGCTGCTCGGTCACGGTGCCGTCGGCGGTCGTGATGCGTACCGGGGACGTCTTGCGGCCTGGTTGAACTTTCGGTGTTCGGGCGATCTCCGACATCTGCGGTCCTCTCTCGGGTGCGTGCGCGCGTTTTCGGGCGCAACGCCTGCCCCTTCGCCTGGGGTAGCAGGAAAAGGGGTCGTTGCAGCATGGTGGGGGTGGCCTTCATCTCTACTTACCAATCGGCCCCTATGTGTTCAGGACCGACCATCCCCCCTGCTTGACGGTGCAGTACAAACCGGCCTGGCCGGACCCTCGACGGTCCGGGACGCTGGGGGCTCCCTGTATTCCCGGCCTTATGGGGCTCGGTCGGTGAGCAGCTCCCCCGTTGCGTCGGTCTGGCACGCAGTTGCGTGATCCCAGAGGCGGTAACGGATGAACCCTCCACTCGGAGGATGAAGGCGGATGTCGCGCCCTTGGCAACGGGATGCGCTAGAGTGACGACTGCGATAGTGCAGCTTCATCGAAGCGCTTGTTCAGAGGCCCCCTCCTGGAACCCTCCACAGGGGGCCTCTGGCGTTGGTGGGATACATCGAGGCGAACGTAGCACGGCCCCGCGGCGCGCTCACGTGATGTCCTCCATCGCTTCCTTCCACTCCGACCACGCCGGGATCTCCTTGCGCTCCCCGCGCCCCGAGTAGGCGGGCATGGGTCCGTCCGTCGACGAGCACACACACGCGATGGCGAGGGCCATCACCGTGTCGTCGTGGCCCTTGCCCTCTCCCTCGACGTTGGCGTAGCCCGCTCCGGGCAGGGTCACGAAGTTCGTCATCTCCTTGAACGTGCGGGCGTCGTGGATGGTGATGTCGCGGTCGATCACCAGCTTGAGCAGCCAGCCCACCGCCCACTCCTTGCGCTTCCACGTCGTGGACCACCCGAAGGACTCCGAGATCTTCCCTGGGCTCTTGTCGGCCCACCGTCCCTGCCACAGGTGGGGGTAGTCCAGCTCGATGAGGCGACCGATCGCCGCGTAGCCCGGACCCTCGACCTCCACGGTCAGCATGGCGTCGTTGTAGAACTTGCCCACCTTGGCCAGCTCCTCGGCGAAGGTCATCGGGTCGACCCGCCCATGCCACACCGCTACCTGCTCGTAGGTCCGCCGGTTGATGACCTGGCCGCAGGCGAAATCTCCAAAAGTCGCGTGAGTCGGATCTCCCGCTACGAAGTACCGCCCGAAGTCCTTGTCCACCGACGGCTTCTTGTAGATGGTCAGCGGCCCCAAGAAGTCAGGCTCGAAGCGCACCGCTGCCCCATCGCGGAACAGCCTCCCCCTCTGGCCCTCCACGGGCTCGTAGACGTCACGGAGGCGGTCGATGGGGTACACGTTGGACCCCGACTGCACGAACGCCTCGTCGGCCGTCGAGGGGTACTCCTGGTGGAACTTCTCCTCGTTGCCCCCGCACAGGTTCTTGACGGCCCACCGCCGCCACAGCAGGGCGTCCTTGGTGACCCCGATCTTGGACAGCACCCGCTCCTCGGAGTCCATCTCCATCGGGCGCATCTCGATCCCGATGGCGGACGCGCAGTAGTCGGGCTCGCGCCACCAGGGGCAGAACAGCGGGAAGTAGTCCACCTCGTTGTCGACCGCCGCCACCCAGGTGTCGTGGAAGTAGTTGCCGATGCCGTTGGCCGTCGACTCCAGCACGATCATGGTCCCTGAGTGGTTCGGGATGGCCTGGCGCATCCCCAGCATCAGCGTGTCGGGGTGCTCCCAGAACCCCACCTCCGAGGCGTGGAGCCCCGAGAGGGTACGGCCACGGCCCGACTTCACGTTGCCCGCGGTGGCGATGCGGAGCCCCGACCCGTTCTCCTTCCACACCATCTCCTTGCGGGACAGATACTTCGAGGTGTAGAGGCTGCGGTAGGGGAAGGTGTCCCAGTAGAGCGAGGTCATCCCCAGGAGGTGCTCGGAGAGATCGTTCTCGTGCGCGATCACCATGCCCCGCCACCGGTCCCACAGGAAGCAGGACCAGAACATCAGGGCCTCGGTGATGGTGGAGATCCCGAGCTGGCGAGCCTTGAGGACGATGATCCGCACGGGGCGGCCGTCGTTCATCTGGCTCTCGGCCACCCCCAACAGCTCCTTCTGCGCCCAGTTGGGCTTCAGCCGGGTCACCACGGCTTCCTTGGTGACGATGCTCAGTTGTTCAACTAGGGGGCTTAGGCTTGCCACGAACGTCCTTCACGAGATCCTGGAGGTCCTTGCGGATCTCCTCGATGGAGTTCTCCTCATCATCTGAGAACATCTTGGCCAACGGACCAATGATGCCTCGGATCAGCGTGATGCGGTTGCCAATGCTCCCCTCGTCGAGGATGGCCATGGCCTGGTTGAGCGATGCCCACGCCAGAGCACGGGCAGCGTTCCGCAGCATCTCGTCGTCGGCGAAGATCACCGACTGGGGACCCATCATCGCCATGACGTCGCCCACGGGGAGATCGAGGACCTCGGCCAGCCGGGTGGCGGAGTAGCCCGCCTCCCCCAGCCGGGCGACCACGTCGGGCAGGCTCAGATCACTCACAGCTTGATGATGGCTCTCTTGGGCCCCCGTATGGTTTCGCAGTACTGCGATGGGTCGATCCCGAGTTCCCTGAGCGCTTCCATCCTCCAGTAGCTCACCGCGGCGCAGGACTCGATGAGGACCATCAGGTGCTCGTAGGGGTCCAGCTTCTCGCCCGTGGTCGGATCAGCAGCGGGGTTCGCCCTGGCGTGGCGCGTGACCTTGCGGAACAGGTCGGGGTGCTGCCACGTGCGCTTGGTGGGACTCCGGGCCTCCACCCTGCCTACCCCCTCCACGTCCATCCCGCCCCGTGGGAGGCGGGCACCGATGCCGTCGAGGATGGCGTAGCGGCGCTCCTGCAGGGCGTCCTCCTGGTCGCGGATGAACCGCAGTTCGTCCTGGGCCTCGGTGATGAGAGCGTCGTCGATCTCGCACCCGGCCCGGAGCCGGGTCACGAGATCAGAAGTCATCACCGTCCATGAGGCCCTGGGCCGTGTCGGTCGCCCAGGTCGGGGGAGGCGGGGGCTCCACGCACTTGACGCGATCGTCGACCTCGGACCACCTCTTGCGCTCGATGACCGCCTGGCGTGCCAGCCAACGGAGGTGCCCCGAGATGGAGCGCTCGTGGTGGGCGGCCACAGCCGCGAAGGACTGGTGCGTCTCGTCGTCGAGCGTGACGGTGATGGTCTTGTGCGTCGTGTCGGTCATGTGCGTCTCCTTGAAGGTGGGGCAGTCGGTGAAGTGGAACTCGGGCCAGTTGGTCTGGGCGGCAAGGTCCGCCACGCGACAGGTGCATCGCCCTCCGGGATCTACAAGCAGGGTCATAGCGACTTCTCCCCTCGCTTCTTGCGGCTCACCCGCACCACGACCATGATCCCCACGGCGTCGGTGACGGGGAACGCCCGGTACTTGTCGGCCTGGGGGACCGAGAGGGTGACGTCCATGTCGCCGCCCGGCTGGATGCGGGCCCCCTTGACGGTCGCCATGAACGTGGCCTCGCTGAACCCCTCCGGGGACGCCTGGCGGGTGAGGGCGAACTTCTGAGCCTCGTCGAGGTCGGAGCGATCGAGGATCTCGGAGATCTTCTCGTGGTTGCTCACGGCTGGGTCGTTTCCTCCCGCCCGTCCACCGGACCGTCCCACAGAGCCCACGGGGGATCGAACATCGCGGTCTGCTTGGTGTCGTCGGGCTGGGGCACCTCGGGTGGGTGGGTCACGCTCTCGGTGACGTCACGCATGGCGGAGATCCCCATGACCAGGAGGTACTGGATCACCAGGACCAGGAGCACGGTGACACACACCACCGTCACGAGCACGACCACGACGATCGACCATGGGGACATGGCGTCATCCTAGCCGAATCGGGCCTTTCCATATAGGGACCATCGGCTAGGAACCCACGGCTCTCTCTGAGG